CGGGACTGACGGTAGGGCGCGATGACCGAGTACTCCAGGTCCACGAGGTTCGCGTAGCTGGGAGCACCGGAGACACCGGTCACGGAGCCGGTCACGCCGGTCGTGGCGGTGGTGACGATGCCGGCGGGCTGGTTGGCGCCGGAGCCGTTCACGAGGTCCGTGCCGAACGCGTTGCCGAGCGCCCGGCCGGCCTGCATGGCGAGGTAGCCGAGCAGGTCCACGGCGGTGTCATCGATCAGCTCGCGGGCGACCTGGAGCATGATGCCGTACTTGTAGGCGGACAGCGGCTGCATGCTGAACGCCGGGTCGGAGGTCGGGAGCGAGGCGTTCTGGGCCGCGGAGGCCGCGCTGGAGTGCGCGGTCGTCTTCGGCACCTGCAGCGTCTCGCCGCCTCCGGTGTTGAGCACGGTGGGACCGCACTGCATGACACCGCTGACCTCGATGAGGTGCGCGATGAGCATGTCGTAGAAGTCCGTGGGGATGACCGAGCTGGCGCTGGTGGAGCTGGACTGGCCGGCCGTGGTCAGGATGCGGTAGTTGATCGGCCCGAGGCCGGGGTCACGCCGGATCTCCAGGTTGCGGGGAGCGCCTTCCTCGCCGCGCGCCCACTTGCGGATCTCCTCCAGCATCTTGTGCCCGCCGGCGGTGCGCTGGGCCTGGCCCTGCTCGGGCCGCTTGCCGGAGAGGGCGTCGAACGCCTCCTCGGCGTCCTTGGCCCGCTTCTCCGTGTCGAGCACGGCGCGGATGCGGGTGTCGAGACGCTGCATCTCCTCCTGCATCGCGTCCCACTTGCCCTGCTCCTCGTCGGTCAGGGCGCGGTTCTCGCCGGCGGCGTCCTCGGCGATCTTCTTGGCGTCGTTCCAGACGTTCTGCCTGCGGTCTCGGAGCCGCTTGGCGACTTCAGATGCCATCTGATGTTTCCTCTCTGGGTTGGCATCCTCACCGGCTCCGTCCTCGCACCCTCAGCGGGTGGCTACGACCACGGCACTTTTTTCGGTTATTACTAACTGGGCTGGCTAGTCCTCGTCAGCCCAGGGGTCTTCCATGTTGTCCTGCAGGGACAGCAGCGCCTGGGCGCCGGTCATCGCGGGCTTCGGCGCGGGCTTGGCGCGCTGGGCGTCCTTCGGCTTGCCGCCGTCTGCGGACGTGCGCTTGAAGAACTCCAGCACCCGGCCGTCGTTCACCCGGGAGCGGACCTCCTCGATGTCGCCCTGGACCCAGTTGGCCAGGGATTCCACCGCGCCGTTCATCGCGCGGGCGCCGGCGGTGGCATCCGGGTAGGCGGGGTCGAGCACCGGGGCGACGTCGACCAGCTGGACGCTCATCAGGGTGCGCATCGGGTAGTTGAACTCGGACAGGCCCCACTCGTCGCCGCCGGGGAAGACCCTGAACGCGAACGAGCTGTGCCGGACGTCGCCCCTGGTCACGTACTCCAGGACGTCGGCGCGGGCATTCGGCGGCTCTACCTCGTACGCCAGGCCGGTCTCATCGATGGCCAGCTTGAGCGTGCGGGCGTAGGTGGTGCCGAGGAGCTGGTCGTCCTTGTGGTTATACCGGCACACCACGTCGGGGAAGCCGGCCGTCTTGGACTCGTTGAAGGCCAGCGGGTCGACCTGCTCCACGAACCCGCCCAGCTTGCGGCTCAGCTTGCCGAACGCGGCGGCGTAGCCGTAGATGGTGCTCGGCAGGCCGTCCGGGCGGCGGCGCACCTCGGGCGGGAACTTGGTGAACCGGCGCTCCGGGAAGCCGTCCGGCTCGTACAGCCCGAACGCGGCCCGCTGGTCGCCGGCGACGTGAATCCCGAACTTGCGGGCCGCGGCCAGGATCTTCGGCATGGCGGCCTTGCCGAACGGGCTCTGGGGCGCACGGGACAGGGCGTTCCTGGTGTGAGCCTCGTCGTGCACAGGAAAGTGACGCTTGCTCCTGGGTGTCGTCTTGCCCGAGGCGTCCTTCTGGCCCCCGGGCTCGATGTGGGCAAACGCAGAATCAGGCAGTTCATTGATCGCTGCGCTGCTCATCTCTGCCATAACGCAACATCCTCCTCACGTGGCATGTCAATGACTGCCGTTACTGTTGGCGACCGCGAGATCGTGGCCGTTGGCGTGATCCCGCGCAGGCGGGTTCCGGCGGACCAGATCGCACAGCTCGGCGTACTGAGCCGGCGTCAGGTCCTCGTCGTTGGGGTCGGCGCCGCGCTTGCGGCCGTACAGCGAGCCGGCCAGCATCTGGACGCGGGCGACCCGCTCCGGCGGCACGGCCATCCCGCGGCCGGCCCCGGACCAGGTATCGAGCGCGACGTCCATCACCGACTTGCGGACGTTGACCAGCTCGGACCGGGACGGAATCCAGGCGCCGACGTACTCCGGGCCGATCCGCGGCATGCTGCCGCCCCGGCGCGCCGACAGGTAGTCCCAGATGAGGTTCGCGTCGGCGCGCTCGCCCGGGTCGCGGCTGCGGGTGGCGGCGATGACCTGGCCGAGCATCTGGTCCGGGCCGGACACGGCGGGCTGGACGAGATCGTCCGGCTTGGCCAGGCCCTCTTTCTGCAGCTCCTGCAGCTTGTCCGCGGCCAGGTCCATCTCCAGCGTGATGGAGCCGATCATCGAGTTGGGGATGCCGCGGATGGACCGGGCCATGGCCACCATGACGTCCAGCGGGATGTTCTCCCCGCCGGCCTTGCCGGGCAGCGGCTCCAGGTCCTCCAGGTCGCGCAGCTCGTCGGTCGTGCGCAGGCCCATCTTCCGCTGGGAGTAGTAGATCTCGGTCCGGGTCTTGGTGTCCGTCTTGAGCAGCGCGTCGGAGTCGAACCGGCAGTAGCGGTTCGCGGGCAGGATGTCGAAGAACGCGGTCTCCAGCCGGACCAGCCACGGGCGCAGCGCCTCGATCACCTGCAGCGCGCCCTGCTCCACGGTGGAGTACGTCATCGAGTCGCCGCGGGTGCCGCCGATCCGGTCCGGGGGCAGGTGCAGGACCGAGGCGATCTGGGTCGCGTTCAGCCGCATCGCGTCGATGAACTGGGCCTCGGACGGCGGCACGGTGACCGGCTTGTAGTCCCAGTCGCGCCCGTAGACCAGCGGCTGGCGGCGCCGGATGGTCGAGGTCAGCATCGCGCGGATCTCCTCGGCCTGGTCCGCGTCGATCTCGATCTCGGAATTCTGGAAGGTCCCGGGCGGGAAACCGCCGGCCTGGTACCAGCTCGTGCCGTACCGCTGGGCCTCGATCCCGGCCAGGATGGTCAGCGCGAACGCGCGCAGCGGGGAGATGCCCTCGGTCCGCCCGGCCAGGGAGAACGCCTTGACGTGGAACAGCTCGCTGCGGTCCATCAGGCGGCCGTAGACGTAGATCCTGGTGCGCAGCGGGTTCCAGGGCTGCATCTCGTCATCGACGCAGGAGACGTCCTCGGGCGGAATCCACTCGATGCCCTGCGGGAAGCCGTAGCCGTCCCGGGACGTGATGTAGCCCCAGGCGTTGCCCTGCAGCAGCAGGCTGGTCATGCAGGTGAACAGCCAGTCGAACAGGGTGCCGTCGACCGAGGGGTGGTCGAAGATGGACGGCCCGTGGTACCGCAGCGGGCGGCCGTTGCTGCCGGTGCGGGTATACAGCTTGACCGGCAGCGAGGAGATGGAGTTCGCGATCAGGCTGACGCCGGAGTACAGCGCGGGCAGCCCCAGCGCCTCGTCCTGGCCGTAGAACTGCCGGGTCGGGTGCGCGGGACCGCCGGCCGAGAACTTCACGAACGGGTTGTCCCACGGGCGCCAGGGCACGCCGCCGATAACCCTCTGCTCGGGTCGGCTTGTGCGGATGCGCTCGATCAGCCCGCGTGGCACGGGGGCGGGGCTCCCTCGTTAAACGAAGGCCCCGCTCCGTCATGGCCAGGGGCAAGTGGCAGTGACTAGGAACAGGTTACGCCACGTCACCCTCGTTTCGCACGTATGGCCGGCAGGAACCTGCGTCACGCTGGTGCGCTGCCGGGACCGCGCTACAAGATCGCCGCCATGAACTGGCCGTCTTCGGGGCAGCGGAGCCCGTAGGCCCGGGTGACGCCGGTCTTGTCCGTGCTGGGCGCGGGCGCCCCGGTCGCAGGGCTGGCCAGGGCGGCGTCAGCGTCCGGCTGCATGGCCGCCACCGCGGCCGGCGGGCAGCCCAGGTCGTACATGACGGCCAGGAATGCGTTCTGCCAGTTCACGTCCGGGGTGGTCACGCCGCCCTGGTAGGAGCCCTTGCTCCAGCGGGTCACTCCCCACCAGCCGCGCCACGACCCGGTGTTGAAGACCAGCGCGCGGGACGCCCGGCGGTACAGGGTGAACCCGGCCGACGCGGTGTACGAGGTGGTGTAGATGGTGCCGTTGGCATTGGCGCCCAGCGACAGCGGCCCGACCGAGTACGGATTCAGGCTGGCCAGGTTCGCCGGCTGCCCCGCCGACCCGTCCGGCGCGTCAAGCTCGTACCCGGCGTTATTACTGGTCGCCGTGTAGTTGTTCCCGGTCGTGAGGGCCTGCACCGACGCGGAGTTCCGCCACAGCGGCACCCCCTTGGACGCGAACGGGACCAGGACCGGGGTGGCGACCTGCCCGTTGAGGACGAACAGCTGCCCGGTCAGCGCGTTCTCGCGGCGCACGTCGGAGTTGTTCGGCGCCACGGCGGTGCGGGAATCCCGCCAGGTCCCGGTGTAGGACACGGGATCGCGGCCCGTCCCGGTGAACCCGGCCGCGTTGTCCACCGTCATCGAGTCCTTGTAGCAGATCTGCGTCCGCTTATTCGTGTCAGCAGCGGCGAACCGGGTGTGCCACAGCGCCGTGTTGCTGCTCTGGATCATGAAATTGACCCCGGCGCTGGCGGCAGCGGCCAGGCTGTTGTAGACGTTCGCGGTCCAGTACTCCTGGTGGCCGAGCAGCGCGACCATCTTCGCGGTGGTGAGCAGCGTCTGGCCGGTGTCGTTCTCCAGGTCGATGCAGGAGTAATACGCCAGGTTGTAGCCCTGCGCTTCCATGAAGCAGATCAGCGGCTGCTCGTTGTCGTACAGGTAAGTCTGGGAAACGGTCATCCCGGTTCCGTAAGGCCGGTCGAAACTGACCGCGTAAGCGCGGTGGGCGATATTGCTCGTCACGCCGTCCGTGCCGATCTGGTAATAGCTCCGGCCGGTCCAGGTACCGGTACCGAGCACGCCGCCGCCGTCCGTGGTGGCGCCCCACACGTTGTACGCCTGCCACGTGAAGTCGGACATGATCATGGCGACCTTCCCGGCCGCCGAACCGGACCGGACGATGAACACGCCGCCGCAGGTGTGGGTGGTCACGTCGGTCCGGCGGAACGTCACCGAGTAGACCCCCGGCGCCGCATTAGCGGGAATGGTCCAGGTCGCGTTCGTCGTCCAGGCGCAGGACGTCGACCCGAGGGTTCCGTCGACCGAGGGGGCGGACTGCGTGGTGACGGTGCCGGTGATATAGCCGGCGTCGGTGGTGGTGCCGACGCCGAGGACGTTCCGGGCAGCCAGCGTCTCATACCCGTAGAACCCGAGCCGGTAGATCTCCACGCGGAACGGGTTACCTGAACTGTCAACTTTGAAATTAACTGTGTCGCCGGGAGCGTAAGACATCTTGTCGCAGAACCCGGCGATCGTCGTGTCGTTGATCCCGGTCAGCGCGGACAGGTACCAGGCCGCTTTGAGGGTGCCGGGAAGGCTGTTCTCCGCGGTAGTGCCGTTGACCGCCGGGTTGGTCGCCACGCCGGACGAGTCGGCGTAGGCGGCGGCGGCAGCGAATATGGTGCCGGTGCCGGTGCCGTTGCTGCCCATCCACTGCGCGCCTGCCTTGTAGCTGCCCGCCGCCTGCGACGCGGGGAAGCTCGCCGACGAGGTGATGTCGGCCAGCCCGGACGCCCACGCGAACTTCGTGCCGGTCCCGGTCTGGTGCAGGTCATTGCCGTACCACGTCCCGGCCGGGCCGAGGCCGAGGAACTTGGTGACGGCGTTCCCGGCTCCGGTGTAAGTAATCGCCCACCCGCCGACCATGACCGCGTTCTGAGCTACGGAGAACGCCCCGGTCACGGACGTGTTGTCCTGGGCCGCCTGGTTGCCGAGGGTCAGGCCGGTGCCGTTGTTCCCGGCCGAGATGAAGGCGCCGAGCGACGGGAAATGGTAGATGATCCCGGAGATGTTCTCCGCGCCGGACAGGCCGAGCACGACCTGGGTCTCGCCGCCCGCGCACACCACGTCCAGCACGGAGCATTCCAGAGTGCCGAGCGCGTGGGTCCGCCGGGTGAACGCGGTCCCGCCGCCGGTCTGGAGGGTGGCCGTGACCACCGCGCCGCCCGTGCTGACAAGCACGAGCGTCATCCCGGCGGTGGCCGTCGCGGACAAGATGACCGTCTGGGTGGTACCGCTCTTGTCGAACGCCCACGGAGTGGTCGCGGCGAGGACGGCCATTACCAGCCCCGCAGGAACCCGGTCACGTCCCACCGGGTGTTTGCCGCGTCGTACTGGCAGGTCATCCGGTCCGTGGCGTTTGCAGCGGTGCTGAGCGCGATGCTGGTGAGATCCGTGCCGAAGTGGTACGCGGCAGGCAGGGTAACGGCACATGGCCCGCCGCTCCCAGGCTGGATGAACCAGAACGTGATGATCTGGCCGTCCCTCGGGTTCGACGGGGTGCCCAGGGCGCGGCTCGCCCCGACCGCGCTGGTCAGCGGGACCCGGAACTGGTTCCCCAGCGCGGCATTGACCGCGATGGTAGCTGCATCGGTCAGGGAGACCGGGGTCATCGCGACCGATGCCGTGAACGTGGCCGTCAGGTTCGCGACGGTGATCTTCTTTGTCGTCCCGGACGCGGCCATCGACGGGTCATGGACGTCCACGATCGGCAGCACGTCGTCAGCCTGAACCGTGCCGAGGGCCGCGTAATCGGTGATCTTGCTCATGTCAGGGTGCCGCCTGCCTCATCGGTAACCGCCAGGCCGGCCTCGTCCAGAACGGTCCCGGCAGGCGCGACGGGCGCAGCCGGAGCGGACGGGCCGCCGCGGACTACCGGGTACGACGGAAGCGGGGTCTCCGGTATATCCCAGCCCAGCACGGACGGGACCCTGAAATCGGCCGTCAGGGAACTGCGCCTCGGATCAGCAGAGACCACGGCACGCTCTCAGGGACGCGGGTCCTCCGGCTCACCGTCCCGGGTACGGTGCCTCAGCTTAAATCCAGATTATATTGCGCAGGGGAGCGGCCCGCCGGAGGCCCTGCGTCACGCTGGCTGCTGGTGCACCCGCAGGTAACTGTCGCGGAACTCCCGCAGCGCGTCGCCGGACAGCACGGGGGTGCTCGCGAAGTAGTCCATGGTGATCTCCGGGACGAACGCCCACCGGGCTCCGGCGGCCAGCCAGCGGTCCACCAGGTGCCAGTCAGCAGGCCGGCCGGACGGCTCCCAGCCCGCGGTCTCCAGCAGGCCCCGGCGGTGCACGATGAGCGAGGTGTCGACCTGGCCGAACACCGGGGGCGCGCAGCCGATCTCCCAGCGGCAGCCGTTGCCGTTGCTGCACGCGGCCCGGCTGCAGGCGAACGAGGCGTCCTCGCGCTCGATCGCGCCGGCCAGCAGCCGCAGGTGACCCGGCCGCCAGGCGTTGTCGTCGTCCAGGTACGCGATCAGGTCCCCGGTGGCCAGCCGGGTCCCGGCGATCCTGGCCCAGATCCCCCGGTTGGGCGCGGCCCGGTGCTCGCCCAGGAACGCCATGCCGGGCACGTCCTCCAGGGCGGGGTCCGGCCCGTCGCTGACGATGACGTGCTCGATCTCGCCGTCGTAGTCCTGGGCCAGCACGGACGGGATGCACCGGTTCAGCAGCAGCTCGCGGCGCTGCCAGGTCGGCGTGATGACGCTGATCCTCGGCCTGCGCGCCAGGAGCGCGGCAGTGAGCGCCCGGACGGCCCTGACCGCGGTCCGGGCGATATGGCGGCCGGCGTGACCGTGCACGGCAAGCAGGGTCCGGATGATGTGCGGGTGAACGATGACCGCGGCGGCGATCGCGTGCACGGCGTGCGGGTGCATAACCCCTCCAGGCCCGGGCGGGCTAGCTGTCCTGGCCCGCTACCTCCCGGTTATACCGCGCGATGGCCTCGGCGAACTGCTCCTCGGCCTGCCGGGCCAGGTCCCGCGCGAAGGTCACGCTCGAACAGGCCAGCTCCAGGGCCTGCTCCGGGGACAGCTGGCGAAGATCGGTGACACTCGGCATGGCTTCCTCCTACAGCCTCGGGTTCGGCGGGGCGGCCGGCTGCTGCGGGGCGCTGCGGGCCGCGATCTCCTCGTCAGTGAAGCCCCGGCCCCGCAGGTAGCCGAACCGGATGCTCACCGCGGCGAACGCCATGCCGGTGACGGCCTTCCCGGCCAGCCAGCCGATGGCGACGAAGACGGCGGCGACCGCGGTGGCGATGCCGTGCCCGGGGTGCGCCTCGCGCGCCTGCCGGGCCAGCTCCTCCACCGGGATGGCCTGGGTGACTGCCATGGTCTCTCCTATCCGATCGACTTCAGCGGGTCGTAGTTGCGGCGCTTGCGGTTCAGCCCCCACAGCGCGTCCGTGCCTGCCGTGATCGGGGTGATGTCCGACTCTGAGTCGCGGCGGCTCCAGGCGTGCCCGCCGTCGCCGACGTCGCGGGTCTCGGCGCGGGCCACGGCGTGCCACATGCCCGGGGCGTTCTCCTGGCCGAGGTGGGCGAGGGCCTTGTTCCGGGCCGTGGTGACGATGAGGCTGAACGCCGCGGCCTCGTCCGCGCTGGACATCTTCATGACCTCGATGCCGGCCTTCTCGGCGTCATCGACCAGCCCGGCAGCCGGGCCGTTCTTCGGGATGGCCACGCCCGCCGGCCGCCACTTCCGGCACAGCTCGGTCAGCCGGGGGATGGCCCAGGCGACGCCATCGCGGTGGCAGCCCTGCGGGATCTCGATCACCGCGCGCTCGATCTCCCCGTCCAGGCCGGGCCGGTACCAGGCCGCGGCGATCGACGCCGAGAGCATGTCCGGGTCCACGTCCACGGCGAAGACGACCGGCCGGGTCGCGCCGCCCGGGTCGGGCATCGAGCACGCCTCCCAGTGCTCTTTGCTGATCACCGACCAGGCCTCGTCCTCGGCCGGCCAGTCGCCGACGCCGAGGCGCTCCCGGTCGAACGTGACCGTCGACATCGAGGCCATCTCCTGGGCGACATGCCGGAAGCTGATCCGGGTGCCCAGCGCGGGATTGGCCCTGGCCCAGGAGCGCGGGTCGTCCCGGTCGTCGTGCAGGGAGCAGGTGACGTAGCCGTTGGTGCTCCGGCCGGCCGTCTCATCCCGGGGACAGGCATCGGTGTGCGGGCTGATGCTCCACTCCGCGCCCATGATCATCGGGTCCTTGCGGATCACCCGGCGGCGGACCGAGCCGAGCTGGATGGAGTCCTTGTAGCCGGCCGACGCGGTATAGATCATCTGGGGGTTCGGGACGGCGCTCATCGTCGGCATCGACGCGCCGACCTGCTCGTCGCTCAGGATCATGGCCTCGTCGTAGACCACGCAGTCCGCGGTGAACGACCGGCCGGAGCCCCGGGACCGGGCCAGGAACCGCAGCCGCGCGGTGACCGACTTGCGGATCATCTTGCCGCCGGACCCGAAGACCAGGGTGGGCGTCGGCCGCAGCTCGATCGCCTCGTCGCCGTGGGAGGTGGTGACGGACTTGACCCGCTTGCGCAGCTCGTCGTAGCCGGTCACGACGTCGCGGACCCGGCGGAAATGCTCGGCCGCCGCCTTGAACTCGTGGGCCGTGTGGATGATCATCTTCTCGCCGAAGACGAACAGCCCGCCCAGCTCGCGGACCTCAAGGCACTGATTCTTCCCGTTTTGCCGGCTCACGACGAGATAGTTCTCGAAGGCGGCCCACTTGCCGTCCGGCCGGGTCCCGGTGGCCTCGGCCAGCCACCACTCCTGCCACTCATCGAGGTCGTAGCCGAAGTTGGGCGCCCAGTCCAGCAGCTCCGCGGCCTGGTAGTTGCCGCAGCCGCAGGCGTAGTCGTCGTTCCGGCAGGCCGGGCAGGCCGGGTCCTTGTCGCGGTGCCGGGACGGGGCGGTCCAGAACCGGGGCTGCTGGGTCCCGGTCAGGCCGCGCAGGACGGCCTGCTGCCCGGCCACGGAGATGCCGCCGGGCAGGATGAAGTCCGGGACTACCTGGAGACCGATAGCAGGCATGACCGGAGCCGGGACCCTCCACGCGGTGGCGCGTGCTGTGTTTCGGAGGTTCCCGGCTCCGGAATCACCCGGCCTTAACGGGACAGTGCGCTGAGTCTAGGGTACGGCGCCGTCGTCCGGGACGCCGAGCAGGCTGGCCAGCTTTTCCGCCCCGGGAGCGTCGGCCAGGCGCTGGCGCAGGCCCCTCGGCTGGTAGCCCAGGGGACGGCCGTGCACCTCGTTGCAGTGATGATGGGCGGCCCGCTTGTTATCCGCGGTGTCGGTACCGCCCTCGCTGAGCGGGACGACGTGATCGATGCTCGCGCGCCACGGGTCGTCCAGGGCCAGGCCCGGGTACAGCTGCCGGGACTCAGGGTGCAGGCAGGCGGGCATCCGGCACTTCCACCGGTCGCGTTCGTAGATCTCCTCGTCGGTCACGCCGTCGTAGGTGTAAGCATCGTTCCCGGCACGCCGGCGGCGGTGTGCTGCCCGGCTGGAGTTACGGCTCATGCCGGACGACGTTCCCGGCCGCATCGAGGTGCGTGGTCCCGTTCCAGATCAGGATCAGGTCTTTCCCGGCGGCAGCGCCTGGCCGGACCAGGTGGAGGTGCGGGCGCGCCTCCCCGCATCTCCACCAGCGGTGCACCCGGGGCAGCTGCCATCCGTCCTGCTCCAGCATCATGTACTGCTCCGTCAG